GATGTCTTGGCTTATACTACTTATAACCACACTTACTTTTTGCGACGTAAAAAGGCTATACGGCGAAAAGATGTACCGATGAAACATCAAAAAAAACTCGGGCAGACGGAAATGGAAAACAAAAATAAGGCTGCCAGCTCCAGAAACCCGATAATTCAATAATATAACAAACTGCAGTCGACAGGATAAACACCGACAAAATGATTATGGCAAATTGGGCAAGTACAAGCTACTGTATAGAGGGTAGCAAAGAAAACCTAAAAAAAATCTTTAAGGCAATAGACGGCTTTATGACAGAAAAAAGAAAGCCAAAAGATGAAAAAGCAAATAAAGGTTGGGAGGGAAATGTCCTTGAAGAATTAGGAGCATCAGAAGAACAAATGAAAACTTACTATTTACGTGGGTTCATTCAAACATACGAACTTGATAATAATGTTCTAAGAATTTCAGCTGAAGAAGCATGGGGCATAACAGACTTTAGAAAGGTCTTAGAAATATTAATGCCAGAGCTTATAATTTACTATTGTGTAGAAGAAACTGGCTGTGAAATATACCAAACAAATGACATGAATGGTAAACATTTCAAATATAACTTCTTAGTTGATTGTTGTGTTAAAGGGGAATATCAATATGAAGAGTTTGAGACCAAAGAACAGACTATGAAATTTGTGGCAAAATTATTAGAAAAAGAAGAGGTAACAGAGGAAGAAGTCGAAGATTGGAATGATGAGCATCAAAATGATGATGAATACATCAACATTCACGAATTCGAGTATACTGAATAATAAGGTAACGGAGAGGTTAACCACCTCTCCCTAACAAATAAAATATGAACAGAAAAAATATTATAAAATCAATAAATGAGAATTTAGAGCAATTACCTGACAAAGCATATATATGGAACAGAGGATTTCCACGAGTGAAAACCTTAGATGAGATAACAAAGAAAGAAATCTTTATTGAAATTCACGTATTAAGATATCCAATAACACAAACAAAAGGTGTTTTGTTTACAGTACTCTTTGCATTCACTCCCCACATAATTGAAAGGGGATACAACAAAATATCAGCAGAAACATTGAACAAAATTCTTTCGCAGATGCAAAGAAATAAATAATCAAGTAAAAGGTAACGGAGAGGTTAACCACCTCTCCACAAAATAAGAACAAGCATAAGAAAACAATAATATTACATATAACAATAAATGAAGTAAAAGTTAGGGTATATCAAATTTAATATCTATATTTGCATAATGAACTATAAAAGTAACAATAATATGAAAGTAGGAGATTTAGTACATATTTCACCAGACTTAACAATGCAAGATAATTGGGTAAATGGAAAGGTGATAGACATTGAAAACAATTCTTTTGTAGGAATTGTTGTATCAGCTAAAACAGAGGACGGAGCAATTTTCTTTGGACGTGAAGAACTTTTTAAACCTGCATAAGATGTTCGCATTAAGTTTTGATATGGTCATAGAAGACCTTAAAGTTTATTATGGTGAGCCATATAACAATGCTTATTTTGAGATACGCCAAATTCTCAAACAAAATGGATTTGAATGGGTGCAGGGAAGTACATACCTAACAAAGTCTGATGATTTGAGTAAAATGTTTGGAGCTATTCAAAGCCTATCAAAAATAGCATGGTTTAAGAAATCTGTACGAGATATTAGGGGTTATAAAGTGGAAAATTGGTCGGATTTCACAGACTTAATAAAAAAATCATAAAACCAATTTAACACAAATAAGATATTTATGTAAGAGCCTTCTGCAATAAGCAGAAAGCTCTTTTTTTTTCGGTCGGCTGCTCCCATAGGTCGCAGCCTTCGGATCGAACCATTCAGCTTCGTCCGCTTAGAGGTATCTGACGATGCTTGCCTACACCTTACAGGTGAATAACCCCTCCGCATACATTCCTTACAAAGTAGAACGTCACAAAGATAACCCCTTTGGACACTCTACTCTGTAGGGAATGAAAGCGGATCTCCCTTCTGACATCCTACAGGGAGACTATGGGAGAAAGGTATGGGACACACGGCTCAGGCAATAATGCTTTCGCTGAGTGTCCCTAACGTTTCTTACACAGCACACTTACTCAGTGAACTGTGAGAGATACAAGGAGGGTTCTGGTGATGCCCTAACAGTCACTCCATGTTTGCCGCTGCATTGCAGAGGCAAATAAGGAGGACTGCCAGGAGAGAGGTAAACCATTGTTATATGAGAGCTTGCTTCGCTAGTATGCCTACAGGTTGTAGAAATGCACGAGTTTTATACATATTTTGCAGAAAGTCTACTTACTCAGACTTTCACTTCATCTGTATAACCGTGCAAATTCTCCCAACCTTACAACATACAAGCTACGCAAGAAACCCTTAAAACGGTCTACGCCGTTTTAATCCCATGAAAACCACTGTATCTTCTCTTACAGAGAATTCAACAGAGGTTTTCAAGGGACTTCGGGAGAGCGGTAAGGACAGAACTTCATTCTGACCGTGAAAAAGAAACATAAATGTTTCAATATAAAAACACACATTCTAAACAATATATATTCTACACAATTGATATTATTAAAAATACACATTGATGTATTTTATAATATTTCAATTTATGAATAAGAGACATTTCCATTTCTTTCGCTGCCTCTCGCTTTAATAAAAGGTTTTACGGAAATCATTGCACCGAGCCTGTTTCACTTTGCAAAGTTAAGGTGGTTAGTAGTAACGCAAAGACAACACTACGCTTAACAGAAAAATAGCAATGGCAGCCTTCCATTTTTTACTAAAAAAATGGTATTCCAATGATATTTTTCTGTGATGTCTTGGCTTATACTACTTATAACCACACTTACTTTTTGCGACGTAAAAAGGCTATACGGCGAAAAGATGTACCGATGAAACATCAAAAAAAAACTCGGGCAGACGGAAATGGAAAAAATAATATAAGGCTACCAGCTCCAGAAACCCGATATCAATAATATAACAAAAACTGCAGTCGACAGGATAAAGACCGACAAAATGATTATGGAAAGACGTTGCAAGAGTTTAAATGATATGCGCATCCAAAATGACAGGATAAGAGATAAAATCTTATCAATGGTAATAGAAAGGTCTAATGGACGATATCCAGAGTTTGGCACGCCTGTGTATAATTGGGCAGAGGAGAAAAAGGAAAGGTTACTTGATATCTCAAACAGATATGTTCATAATCTTGCAAATTCACTTGGCGGAGTTTGTAAAGTTTCAACAAGTGATAAACTATATAATAAGAAAGTGCCTCGCTCTGTCTATATGGGCATAAAAGGCTTAATCTAATCAAAAAAAATATAATATGAAACTATTCACAGATAACCAGGATTTTTATCCTACACCAGAAGAGGTTATTAACACTATGATGATGGGTGAAAACTTTATCGGAAAAACCATACTTGAACCGTCTGCAGGAAAAGGAAATATAGTAGACTGGCTCAAAGCAAATGGTGCTGCAAAAGTTATTGCCTGTGAAAAAGACAAGAACTTACAGAAACTTTTGACAGGTAAATGTGAAATCCTAGCTGATGATTTCCTTTCTGTTACAGCGGAACAAGTAAGTCATGTTGATTACATCGTAATGAACCCACCATTCTCTGATGGTATCAGACATATTCTTCATGCTTTTGAAATAGCACCAGCAGGATGTGTAATCATTGCACTATGCAATAGTCATAGCGTTAGTCGAGGGTGGCAAGATAATAGCACTAAACAAAAATTACTTGAAACAATAGAGCTTTATGGTTGCGAAGAATATCTGGGCAGTGTCTTTGAAGATGCAGAACGCAACACTGATGTTACAGTTAGTATGGTAAAACTCTACAAGGAAGGTGAAGGAGTAGAAGAGTTTGCAGACTATATGTTTTCAAATGAAGCAGATATACTTGATGCTAACGAGACAGAAGGGCTTGTACAATATAATGTGGTGCGTGATATGGTTAACCGCTATATCTCTGCTGTACGCCTTTTCGACGAAACAATGGCTGCTGCTGAAAAGATTAATTCTATAGCTTGCTTTGGAGGAGAAAAAGATGGATACTTACCAGTGAGATTTGTAACTGTAAATGCTTCAAATAGTGTTGTACGCATAAGTAGACAGCAATATAAGAAAGCATTACAGAAGTATTACTGGAGAAGAATTTTTAGCAAACTGAACATGGAAAAATATGCCACACTGAGGCTACGTGAGCAGATTAATAGATTTGTTGAACAACAGACACACGTCCCCTTTACAATGCATAATATCTACCAGGTTCTCAACATGGTTATTCAAACAACAAGTCAAAGAATGGATAAAGCTATTGAAGAGGCATTCGACACAATCTGTTCTTTCTCTGCTGATAATTCAACAGCAGGCGAGAAGTGGAAGACAAATGCAAACTATATGGTAAATAAGAAATTCATAGTTCCCTATATGACAAGCTATGATAGTCGGTACCCAACAGATTATGTACGCCTTTCCTATTCAAGCCACGAACAACAAATAGAAGATGTGCTTAAAGCATTATGTTACATCACTGGAACCGATTACGATAAACATATAGGGTTAAACAGATTTATCAACGATACCAGGAAGAGCTGGGGAAAATGGTATGAATGGAACTTCTTCCGTATAAAAGCTTTCAAAAAAGGAACAATGCACTTTGAGTTCTTAGATGAAGATATTTGGATGAAATTTAATCAAACTGTTGCAAAATTAAGAGGTTGGTCTCTTCCAAAGAAAAGAAAATAAACATTCCAGATATTATACAGCTCTTTTCAGTTTTTACTGTGAGCTGTATAATTCTATACGTAAATATAAACTATATACGATATTTTCAATATATTATATTATGTATATTTACAATATTTAACTATATTGTATCAAAAATAAGTAGGAAAACACTTTGATTAATAAAAAATAAATGCTACCTTTGTAACAGAGATATTAATAATATAGAACAGGGCGGCAACCTATAAGCGGCATCAGAAATATGAAAAATTACACTTCATTCCTCAAGGGAAACAAGACCATATCAAGAATGGCTGGTTTGCCTAAAACTATCCAGGTGTTTGACAAATGTTCTTCTGAGTGTGATGTTATAAAAATCGAAAGATTCTTATTTGAAGAATCTGCTTATCCAGTCGAAACTATTTATCTTTCTAAGGTCGGAGATAAGTGGGTGTCAGCCCTTTCTCTTGCAAGGAGTGGATATATGCGATATGAGCTATTTCCCAAACTTAAAAACTACGCTTTACAGCAAGTAGAGATTTCAGAAGAGGAAGGGAAAGCTATCATCGAAGAATGTATACCATCACAAATGGAGGAAGCTGAAAAAGCTATTTCATGGTGTGATCCGAAAGATGAAAAGGATGAGGATGGACGCTATTGGCTTAGCATCTATAAAGGTGCTGGAACATATCGCTTGATCGTTTCTAAGAAGAAGATTCTTGGAGGCATATATGGAGGCTTCCATGACTGTAATAGAAGCTATAAAAGTATGGCTTTAGGGTCTCTTTCTTTCGAGAGAGCTGTTCTTGAAGTCGTTAAGAAAAAACTTGGAACAGACAACTTTAAAATATTAAAGGCTAACGGCAGTGGAACATACTTTTTCTTAAAGAATGTCGATGATAGAGAATATATTGACACAAAGGATTATACCGTACCATCTGCAACTGGTGGATTACATCTTAACCTGGAAATAAAATGATAGATATAAATGATTACACATCCTGTTGGGTCTGCGATAATATCGTAGACCACCAGGAACAAATAGGATTATTGCACCTGGACTTTCCAAGATGTTTTATATTGATACCAGACAATACAGCATTCCAGATGGAATGTGCAGATGATTTCAATAAGGAGTATTGCCAGATTAACTGGCTTGATCCTTCTAAAGAAATCCCAGAAGAGGAGAAAAGAGCAGTTCTGGATAGGCTTTGGAACTTTCTTGCAACACAAGAAAGGAAGGAAGAAGACTTGGCTGCTGATCGTGAAATAGATGATTTCTTATATGGCGATGCCTTGTAATAATGAGCAGAAACGAAAATAGAAAACAAATTGGTAAACTTCTCTCACACAAGAGAGAAGAAAAAGGAATTACTATAGAACAATTAGCAATAAAGACAGGGCTATCTGAGACTAATCTTATAAGAATTGAGGAAGGTAGATATAATATAGGAGTAGATATGCTCATGAATATTATAAATGCCCTGGAAACAAAAATTCTACTAGTATGAAATTAATATCCTTAGAACAGGAGGAAGAGGTCGTAAGACTATATAGGTCTGAGAAATACACCATAAAACAGATCTGTGAAATGACAGGTGTAGCATCAGAACAAACTATATACCGTATCCTAAGGGAAAGAAATATTCCTAAAAGGAAGATAAGACGAATTACAAAGAAGATTTCTGTTTCTTTGGATCATGAAGCAGAGCTTATACTTGATAAAGTCAAACCTAAAAATTTGTCGAAATATATTTGTGACATAATAAAGAAACATGAACTATTAACCAAATAAAAGAAAGGGAGTAATTATGGACTTAACAACATTATTCGTAGCTTATGTAGGTTATAAGGTGTATGATGCCTTAACTGGTGATAATAAGAAAAAGCAGAGTAAGAAATACAAAAAGAGTAGTAGCTCTAAAAGTAGCTACAGAAGAAAGGACACGAATTATCGTGATGCCCCTGCTTGGTTTCATGATCATGGGCAGAGTTTATAATCAGACATAGTTTAAAGCGTTTAATTCGTTATTAAAATGCAGGTATAGTCTATTTTGTTATTATTACTAAGTATGATAACAATAAAAATAGAAGTAAGATGAAAACAACAGAGCAGATTAAAAAGATTAAGGCTGTTGTACTATATGTACTAAATAATATGCCTAAAGGAGTTGACTACATAAAACTCTCAAAACTTTTATACTTTGCACAAAGAGAATCACTCGTATCGTACGGAAAAACTATATTTGATGACACTTTCAAAGCAAGAGATCGTGGACCTGTTCCAACTCTTACATATAAAGTGTTGAAGATGATAGAAAATGGAGATAAATTTGATGAGTGTGATGAGTTAAAGGAGTTTGGTGAATCAATAAAAGTTGTGAAGCAGAAAGCAACGGCTTTGCAAGAATGTAATACTGATTTACTTACTTTTATTGATATGAAAATATTGGATGATACTATAAAAAAATATGGTAACATAAACTCTAAGAAACTTTCGGAAATGACTCATGATGAGGTCTATAATTCTATCATTGAAAAAATGAAGGACGACCCAGAAAAAGACATTTTCACACTAATCGATATAGCGCGTTCTGGTGGTGCTTCAGAAGATATGATAGAGTATATTCGAAATAAACAAGTTCTTAAAAAGGCACTTGCATAATGTTTGATGATGTTCAAGAAAATCTATCTAAGTTACGAGAAAAGATAGAAAATGAAGATAGAATTAAAAGTCCTGTTAGACTATCTAAAGGAAAAATTGTCGAAATGGAACTTGATGAAAATGATGGTATCACTCTGGATGGGCAATATGATACAAGGAGAAAATATATCGTAATAATTGGCGTAACATCTAAAGGAGATATATACGGAGCATATCTGATTAATTCTAAGATATCACCCTTCAAGAATAATGATGTAATGAAAAAATATCAATATATACTATCAAAAGATGATTATCCAGAATTACTAAAGTATAATAGCTTTTTGGATTGTAGTGAACTCTTTCAAATAAATAAGAAAAAGATGATTGCAAGAAAAGCTAAAAATAGAGGAGTCATATTAGAAAAAGATTTGAATAACATACTAAGATTAACAAAATCAAGTCCATTCTTATCTGAAGATCAAAAAAGAAGATTTAGACTTTAAATATTTAATAGAATTTTTGAAGATATATATTAAACAGGAGAGTTAATAATTAGGTCGTATATCTCTTATATGAAGATGATGAATAAAAAAGACTTCATAAACATACTGGAAGAACATAACAAGTTAGGCTTCCAAAAACAGATAGACTATAACAAGTTTTATCTATATTCAATCGTAACTCATTCGACTGCCATTGAAGGATCAACAATGACAGAGATTGATAATCAGCTGCTCTTTGACGAAGGACTTTCAGCCAAAGGAAAAAGCATCATAGAGCAAAACATGAACCTTGACTTAAAAGCTGCTTACGAGAGAAGTATGGAGTTAGCTAAAGCGCATACACCGATTTCTGTTGGTGTACTTAAACATCTATCTGCACTTGTTATGCGAAGAACTGGTGGAGAAGTTAATGGCTTTGGTGGTTCGTTTGACTCATCAAGAGGTGACTTACGCCTTGTGAATGTTACAGCTGGTGCTGGAGGTAAAACATATATGAATTACCCAAAAGTACCACAGAAGTTGGAAGAGTTCTGCAAAGAGATTAATGAAAGACGGAAGGAACTGTTAGAAAGTCCTGATATATACGAACAGTATAAATTGAGTTTCTATGCTCACTTGAAACTTGTTACGATACATCCTTGGGTAGATGGCAATGGAAGAATGTCGAGATTGATTATGAATCATCTTCAATACGAATTCGGATTAGCCCCAAGTAAAGTTGTAAAAGATGATAAGGCAGAATATATAAAAGCATTAAAAACCTCACAGGAGGAAGAAAGCGAAGCTCCTTTCTTAGACTTCATGTTTGAGGAACACGCTAAGAACTTACAAGAAGAAATTGAAAACTACAAACTTTCTATGGGCGACGAAGAAGTCAAACCATATAGAGGGTTTCGTAGATAGTCTGGACTCTGGTCAATAAACTATAAATCAACTAAGCAATATAAGTTATGAGAAAGTTATTGTTAATAATAGCCATTGCTACAATGACAATAGTAGCAAATGCACAGAATAAAGTGACAACTGCTAAGACTACACCAGAAATGGTGTATTACTATACAGACTTTAGTATTACAAGAGTCAAAGATATCACAAGGGGAAAAGATGTTTATGTTCCTTATATTGGTAATAATATCACCCTCGGTTTAGAACCCATGAAAGACGGAGAAGGAAATATAATAAGTTTTGATGTACCACTCTCTGGTTTTAATTATATAACAAGTCAAGGATGGGAATTATGGTTACATGATGACAATTACAATATAATACAGAGGTGGTGTATAAGAAAGAAAGTTACTAAACAAGAGTTTGAACGATTGACAAAAGATGAGGTTAAATTAACAAAAACCATAGAAAGAATCCCATCAGCTGTAGAAGAACTACAGAAAATGGTAAAATAATAATATATCTACAAACAACAAATAAGGTTCCAGGTAATTCTGGAACCTTTTTTATTTATTTAAAATCTCAATATCATTATCACCAAAGATAAGGCGCATTACTTGATCTCTCTTATCTTTATTTAGTTTTATTTGAATAGAAACCTCTGAATCATCAGAACGTGGAATATCAATAATATTTACGTACTGTTGAGGATATGTTAATAAGTCCACAACAGTAAGTCCCAATACATTTGAGATTATCTCAAGTTCCTTAACTCGAAGGTCTCGTTTCCCTTTTTCAATATTGCTTATTACTGCAACATCTAAATTAAGGGCATCTGCTAAAGCTTGCTGATTTATACCTTTTTGCAGCCTTATTTCTCTTATATTCTTATAAATATCCATATTGTAAAATTAACCAATTATTTCTCAAATCCATTTGTTAAATTTTGCTATTATTTGAGATTTTCTCAACTTAAATTTGAGTTTTTCTCAAATATTACTTATCTTTGCAGCATAATAATAAGTATTAAATAATAAATATTAAGTATGGGTATTAAAATTAGCGGACCATTAAGGAATATGGAAATCGGACAAACGATTGCGTTTCCAATGGAGAAGATTTTATCAGTAAGAAGTGCTGCTTCTGGTATCAGTATGTCATTAGACCGTAAGTACATGGTTAGATCTGACAGAGATACAAGGACGGTAATTGTAACAAGAGAAAAGTAAAGGCTTATGCTAACAAGAAGGGATGCAAAAATGATAGCCCAAGAAATCTTGGTTATCACACCAAACACGGATGTTGATCCAAATGAGGTTTACCTCACAATAGATCAAGCAGCAGAGTTTCTGCATCTGGCAAAAAGAACTCTATATAATCTTGGAGAAAAGATACCTCGCTGTAAAGTTGGAAAGAGGGTTTACTACAAGAAGAGTGCTCTGCAAAGGTTTATAGAAAGAAAGCTAAATAATGCCTAACCCATGACGATTGTTTATAATGTCTATATAAGTGCTGGGATACCTTCATGGCTACAGCCAATGGGCAATGAAATGATAAAAATGGAAGGTTATTATTTCTCCTCTGATGAAGAAATTAAACAGTTTATCAAGAAATGTAAGAGATATATAAAGAGGAACAATAAGACCTCTGAAACAATATATCTTACAGAGGGACAAAGAACAGGAAAAGGGTATATCGCAATTCATAATAAGAATTTGTGGAATAATGATATGATAAGAATATGCTACCTAAAACTACAAGGAGAAATCCTCTTCTCTGATAGAGGATTGAAAGTATATCCACATAAATTCCTTTTCCCTTACTAAAAACTTAAAACAATAAACATGAAAGAGGCTGAAAAAATACTGGAGAGGACAAATGGTGGACTCGGAGTCTTTGAACATTTCTTCGGAGAAGCTGTTAGAAAGAAAAACTTTCTAAATACATTTCGTGAAGATAGTAATCCAAGCTGTCACTTATACTTACACAAGGAAAGTGCTGGTGACAGGTTCTATATGAAGGATTATGGCTCTTCTGAATGGTCTGGTGACTGCTTTACCATAGCTGGCAGAATCTTCAATTTAGACACAAAAACTTCTTTTGTTGAGATATTGAAGAAGATTGATAGTGAAATGGGATTGTGCATCTTTGGAGAGGCTGCTAATAACAACAATCCAAAACCAACCTGGAGAGTTCAAAAAAACACATTGTTAGAAAAAGAGAACATAGTATCTTTTTCTCCAGCCTATAAGAATTTTATACCAGAAGATTTAGAGTTCTGGAGCCAGTACGGTATAAACAGAAAGACTCTGGATAGGTATAATGTCAGAAGCATATATTCTTGTAAGTTCCAGAAAGAGAACGGTAAAGAATATAATGTGTACGGAGGAAAGGCGAAACCTGCTTTCGCTTATCTATTCAAAAGAGGAAAAGGCATAAAAATATATATGCCAAAATCACCTGTAAGATTTCTATACGCAGGAAAACTCCCTAAACCATACGTTTTTGGTTGGGAACAACTTCCACAAAATGGAAACTATGTTTTTATAACAGGTGGAGAAAAGGATGTTTTGTCTTTGGCAGCTCACGGCTTTAATGCAATAAGCTTAAATAGCGAAACTGCTCATCTGCAACCTTCAATGATAGAAGAGTTGAGTAAGAGGTTTAACCATATCGTGTTTCTCTATGATTGCGACGAGACAGGAAAAAGAGAATCATCACTACGAGTGGAAGAATGGAAGGCATACAAAACAAGTAGAGTTGTCTTACCATTATCAGGTGATAAAAGCTCAAAAGATATAAGTGATTTCTTCTCTGAGGGGAGAACTTCAAAAGAGCTTTGGGAAATAGTAGAGTCACAAGCTCTCTAATCCACTAACTCAATTACAAGACTATAAATAAGAACTTTGATGCGACTTAAGGCAAGGATTTATCCTATACCAATAATTTACTTTGACAAAACAAATAAACAAGAGTGGTATGTAAAAATACATAAGGATAGATTTAAACTTGACACTTTAGTCTTTCTTTATAAACTGCTCAAAATATGGACTTAAATTAATGTGGGAATGAAGAATTTAGAAAAGTACCGAATATCTCTGATGCGTAATATCAGAGAGGTGAAGGTTTCTCATAATCAGACCTCGTCACAGAAGATAATTCGAGACGAGCTTCTGGAAGAAGGGATTGACTGGAATATAGTAAATCTCCCTATTAGGGTGATTGAATTTCAGAGTCTGAACAGGAAATATAGGGGGATTGGAATTGAGAACTCAAAAAAAGGTTATGAGTTCTACAATAGGAGTCTAATGCAATATCCTGTATCAGTTGGAGAAAAGGGAATTACCATTGTGTCTGGAGGGAAAAGCAATGATATAGCATTTTGTTTTCATGACTCTTTGGATTATATGGCTTGGTGTTCTTATATGGCTGCACAGAAAAAAAACACTGATAATGCAGACTGTTACATCATGGGGGACTTCTCAACATTTACTGAGTTAGGAAAAATAGCAAAGAAATATAAAAAGATACTCTGCTATTTCCACAACGACCAGTGTGGAGAGGTTATGTTTAATACACTCAGAGAAATGATTAAAGGCAGCTCTGTAGTTGATATGAGCAGCTTGTATGATGGTTTTGAGTGTATCCGCTTCTATTGGAAAGACTTACTGACAAGACAGTAAAACATGGAGAATATAATACTTATTGTAATTATTGTCGTTGTCGTCGGTTTGGCAGCAAGTATCTACTACGAGGTTAAGAACACCTTAGGTGATGATGATATAAGATATTAATTTAAAAAACAGGATCATGATTTTAAGAATAATATTCCTTGTGATGCTGCTATGGGCAGTCTACACAACTATACAACAAATGATACTTCTTATAAAGGAGGCAGGACTTTATGATTGCGTTAAGAATAGAAAGAATATCCTTAGAGCTTTCATAGAAATCATAATGGATGATAGTATTACAAACAAAGAAAAAGAAGAAAGGAGAAAAATAAGATGAGTAGCTTATTGCTTTTAACTAACTATGTCGAGGAAGTAGTTGCTGGCTATGCTGTAGCATCAATTTCCTTAATCCTAATAGGGGTATCATTATTGATTATCCTCTATCGTATTCAAAAGTGGATTATTAAAGTCGATGAGAATATGTCGTACTTAAGAGAAGTTCTGCAATTTTATAAAATACAACAAAAAGAGAAAGAAACAAAGAAAACATCACAGACTTCCGATATAGATGATGGTGCTCGAGATAGTAGATTTGTTGAGTCTACAATAGTAACAAGTACTGAAATAAATTCAATAGAAAAAAATTCTTGCCCTTCTTCTATTGTCGCAAATACTGGTACGCATTCTATAGCTGAATGTGAAGGGAATAGGTCTATAGCGGCATGTACTGGAGCCTACTCAATGGCTATAGCACAAAATACAAGTGTGTACAGTATCGCTTCAAGTATAGGTTTCAAATCAGTATCTGAGAATAGAGGAGATTTTTCTATATCAGCAAACATTGGGGAGTTCTCTATAGCAGAAAGTACTGGAGACAACTCTGTTGCAATAGCTACTTCTGGAAGATCAGTTGCAACAGTAAATGGTAAAGAATCTATTGCGATTGTATGTGGGACAAGAGGTAGAGCAAATGGAAAGGTAGGCTGCTGGCTAATCCTCACAGAGAGAGGTGAATTTAATGGACGATCATATCCTCTAAAAGATATCAAAGCAATAAAGGTAGATGGGAAAAACATAAAAGAAACAAAATGGTATAGATTAATTAACGGAGAAATAATAGAGGATGGAGATATAGAAGATAAAATAGATCTTTAATAGAAGAGGAAAGTTGTTTATAATAAGGTACAATAACATGAATGTGGGAATAGATATAGCAGTATTATTATTCATACTTCTTACTTATGCTTTGGGGGTAGATGTTGAAAATGTACAATTAGAACTGTTATTTTTCATAGCTTGCCACGTTGCAATAATATCACATAAGAAAAAGTAAAATAACCAATAAAAGTTGATATATGAAGACAATAAAGAATTTAACAGTAAAGGTTACCTACACTGCAACATTAAGTAACGTTGAAGTTAGTGAAAAAGAATATGAAGCTCTCAAAAATTTGGCAGAATATGGGTCAGGCAATCCTTTTGAAGATTTTGACGATCAACCAGGAGATGCTTTTAAGTGGCTGAAAGATCACATTCAAGAAAATGACGATTTTGATTTGAAGTATGAGGTTGATGTGGAATAGAGACTGAAAGGAGAAAAAATGGAAACAGTAGAAAATGAAAAAGGATTCCGAGTCCTGAAGATTGACAGAACGGAACTATTAAGCAAGACAGCACGTTTTGGAGCAATCGGTGTCTGCGACCGTTGTGGTCATGCACCGCATACAGGTTATTATGTCGCCGTATTGAATTACTGGCTATGTCCAGACTGTTTCAGGAACTGGTATCAAGATGCAGAGCATTACGAGGAAGATTTAGCCTATGAAGAGAAGAAGTATCGTTCCTATCGGAAACTCTTTACGTCAGCCGAACAGGAAGAACAAGAATGAACCAATAAAAATACTCCATATAAAAAAAGACATGAAAGCAAAACTTAGAGAGACAGGTGAGGTAGTAGAACTAAGGCAGTACTACTGTGATGGGACGGCAAAGGGTGTTAATGGGGAATATTACCATCAAGGTGACATATCTGAGCTGTTTGAAGATATCGATTATAAAAGACTAGAATACGAGTTTAATCAATTAGGTAGGACAGAGAAATGTGAGTTCATATCTCAGCATATAGAATTGGCTTCTTCTAAAGCTATTGCCAAGTATGTAAAAGAGTACCTTTTTGACGTACTTAAAGATGTTGATGATGATGAGTATATCGCCACATATCTTCGCAATAAAGGTTACAAGGTAGAAATTAATATAAAATAGCAAATGAAAGTAGAAATTATAAAAATAGAAGAAGGGTCATCAAAAGATAAAATAGACCCTTAAAAGAAGAGGAAAGTTGTTTATAAACGATACAATAACATGAATGTGGGAATAGATATAGCAGTATTATTATTCATACTTCTTACTTATGCTTTGGGGTTAGATGTTGAAAATGTACAATTAGAACTATTATTTTTCATAGCTTGCCACGTTGCAATAATATCACATAAGAAAAAGTAGAAATGAATATTAAAAACGATAAATTAAATAATACTCTATAAATGATATTTGATATGAAAGAAAATAAAGATTTGTCAAACCAATTAGATGCAATGGTTAGCCAATGTCAAAGAATGAATGCTGGTAAACTTAGAATGTCATTCAAAAGGAATGATGGTTATACTATTGAGATAACAGCACGAAAAAGTATGGCAAAATTTGATGATGAATTTAGTGCTAAGTCACTAAAATACATCAAAAAGTCAATGATAGACAAGATTGGCAGCGAGTCTAATAAAGAAGCTGATGACATGGCTTTTGATATAATCAATGTATGCCAGGAACTGTTAGGAGAACCACAGTTTGAGTCCATAGACGAGATTATAAATTCAGCTATATAAAACGGTAAGAATTATAGAAAATCTTGATTATTCTCTAGGAAACTGTAGTTTAGAAAATTAGCGTACATTATGTCAAAGAAGAAAACAAATGAATAATATTAAACTTTTATACATAGATCTTTTTTGTGGAGCAGGAGGAACTACTACTGGCGTTGAACAAGCAGAGTTTGATGGACAGGCGTGTGCAAAAGTTATTGCGTGTGTAAACCATGACGTAAATGCCATTGCATCACACCAGGCAAACCATCCTCATACATTACATTTTATGGAGGATATCCGTACTTTAGACCTTACTAATCTTATTACACATTTAATAAGAATGAAGGCAAAGTATCCTGCAGCTTTAGTAGTTCTATGGGCTTCGCTTGAATGTACGAATTTTAGTAAAGCAAAAGGTGGACTGCCACGTGATGCAGACAGCAGAACACTTGCAGATCATCTTTTTCGCTACATAGAAGAGATAGATCCAGATTACATTCAAATAGAGAATGTAGAAGAGTTTATGAGCTGGGGTGATGTGGATGAAAAGGGACATCCAATATCAAAGCTAAAGGGTAGAAATTATATCCGATGGACGAATAAGGTTATGTCTTATGGATATAATTATGACTGGAGATTATTAAACTCTGCTGATTATGGAGCATACACATCAAGAAAGAGATTTTTCGGACAATTTGCAAAGAAAGGACTTCCTATAGCATTTCCTATTCCAACATATTCAAAAAATGGAGATAGTGGAATGTTCCAGATATATAAGAAGTGGAAACCTGTTCGAGAGGTTCTTGATATGAATGAGAAAGGACACAGTATCTTCAATAGAAAGAAACCTTTATGTGAAAAAACTTTGAAGAGGATATATGCTGGGTTAATAAAATTTGTAGCAGGAGGAAAAGAGGCTTTCCTTATAAAATACAATTCAATGAACCAAACAGGAAAATATACAGCTCCTAGCATTGATGAACCATGTCCTACTGTAGCTTGCCAAAATCGTTTAGGACTTGCAAATATAAGTTTTATGTCTAAAGCTTTCAGCGGTGAACCATATTCAAAGAACCAATCTATTGATGTCCCTGCAGGAACTATAACAACAAAGGATCATCATTATTTTATAACAGCGTATTATGGAAATGGGAATAATCATTCTATAGCAGCTCCTTGCCCTACAATAACAACAAAAGACCGTCTTGGATTAATAAATAGTTGTTTCATATCCAATGACTATTCTGATGGTAAACAAAGAGTAGAGGATTGCTTTCTTATGAATCCTCAGTTCAATTCAGCTGGTGGAAACATTAATAATCCGTGCTTCACTCTGATTGCTCGTATGGATAAAATGCCTCCATATATAGTTAACACAGAAAAAGGATTAGGAATAAGAATGTTTGATACAGATAGTGAAATGACCCTTAAAATTAAGGAGTTTATGGCTATGTATGGCATAATAGACATTAAGATGCGAATGCTGAACATAAGCGAGTTAAAACGTATTATGGGATTTCCAAAGGGATATATCCTGGTCGGAACACAAGCTGAACAAAAAAAATATATTGGCAATGCTGTTGAAGTCAATATGAGTAAAGTTCTTTGTGAAGCTCTCTGCGATAAATTAATGCAAAAATCTATAGCAATTTAATTAAGAAAAATGGAAATATTAAGAAAACTTTTACCTGG